CCGATGTTTTGTGTGCCCTGAGTGCCACCAAGACCCGCCAGATTCCCTGTGCCGTCACTGTTAAACACAGTGCCGGCAAAGAGTGGACCTGTAAAGGTAGACCCGACAGTTGCGGGGCTACCATTAGGGTTTGGAGACTGACCGGGTACGATGTCATTGATCGTCGTAGCCATTTGGATGACTCCTTTCTAGTGATCTAAGATCACGATGTCGGGAATGAACCCCAAATTGACCGCCAGTTATAGTATGCAAAGCTGTAACGTTCGTAACCTTTTACGAGAAGATTGTCTGTTACGAAGTCAACCTGCATATCTGATTCGAAGGCAACGCGCTCCATGTAGGACAAGCCTTCAATATTAGTAAGCAGGAACCAAGCATACTGAGAAGTCAAATAATCGTTGACCATATAACCTTCGGACAAGCCGCCGGCTGTGGTGAAGATTGCGTTGACGTCATTATCTGCTGTGCCAGGGCGCAGTTCAGTCTTTGTAAGACGAATTGCAACAGGCTCAAGCTGCGGCGGAACAACCAGACGGCGACCGCGAGCAAACACCTTCAGACCAGCCTGATCTTTGAAGTTCGTGCGAATGGAAATCATACCATTCAGCAACGTAGACTCGTTCAGATCAACAGCAGTCGAAGGAATGTTTGAGATCGTGCCACCATCAATAGGATGGTTTGACGCGCAGAGAGCAACACCGTCACCACCGATTGACGCATTATACGTCGTTGCAGTGTTGAGCACGTTGGCGCCGTAGATTTCCTTTGTCTGGTGGAAAGATTCAACCAAGCCAAGGTTAGACGGAGCAAACTGGGTCTTGTAGAGGTTATCATCAATCGCCTTGCGGGTGATTGCGTAACCCAGACCAATCTCGATGTGCTCTTGATTGTAGACATAACGCTCGCCAGCCGAATTATCAAAATTCGTTTGAGCGCCTTCAGTCTTCAACTGGGCATAACCGAGATACCGCATTTCAGCGGTACGTTCCAAAGCGAGCTTTGAATCGTGCTTCGTGAAGATCTTGTCGTACTGCGACGGGATCTGTTCGTATTTACCTGTGATTCCACGGAGGCCGGGAAGGAGCAGGTCTTTAATCGCTGAGAGATTAACAGCCATTGGTCCTTACTCCTTAAATACCAACGAAGTTCTTCGTTGCGACATAGTTAAATGCAACAACAGCATAATCATACGCTTGGCTGTTAACCAGCGTCCCAGGAGCGCCTGGCGGGTCATTGACCACGCTAACGATCTTGAAGGGAGCGTAAATGTTGTATGTTGCGGTGTTGATTGTGGTTGTGTCGAGATAAGCGCCAGAAAGGCCATTAGCGGCAGTTCCGGAACCAATTGCAAACCCAATCGTTGAACCGACATCAGCAGCGGCAATGCCTGTGCTATCAGACTGAGCCACAAACTTGGCGTTCGGGTCATTGATGATATAGCCAGTCACGACGCTGGTCGAAGCAACGTCTGAACCGGGCCAGTAGTTGGACCAAACTGTACGCTTCTGAGAAACGGACAGATATTGGCAACCGGCAAAGATGCCGGCAATGCCAGGGGCGCCAGGTGTTGCGCCAGTCGAAGCTGAGCGAGCAACAGTGCCGTCTGATTGAGGTGTTACAGGGTCGCCAAAATAAATGGCAGAGGCATTATAGGCAACGGCGACAGCTACCTGTTCATAGGTGGGAGCTGAACCAGTGCCGCTATACTGACGAAACCCGAACGGCGCGTTTGTATTCGCCATAACGAATCTCCTTTTTACGGGAGGCCCATCATCGCGCACCGGGGCGACTAAGAACCGGGAAAGATTATGTCTCCACGCCGGGGGAGACTAAGGACAATGCCTTGTGATTTAGTTTCACATGAAACATTTGAAATGTAAAGGGGGCAGTTTCCTGCCCCCAGAAGTTGCTTCGTAATCAGTCTTTAGGAACCGGCATAGGTTCATAAGTGTTGCTAACTTTAGGCTTAATCTGAGCATGGTCCCGCGTAAATTGGCCATCTGGAGCCTGCCCCAACTGTTGCTTCTTTGCAGAAACCTGTTGTCTTGCACGGCGCAAATCAATTTCCTTTGCTTCATCCGTAATTTCAGACGGACGCTCCATCAAGATCATGCCCTTACGTTCAATAGTCTGATAGCTACCGTTGAGAGGCATCATATTGGGGTGACGCGAAGCAGGAACCGGTTCCCAGCCCATTCTGGCCAATTGAACCTGATACGCAGGATCTTCCTGACCTACAGTCAAACGACGCTTCCATTCATAAGACCAGCCATCAGGAATCAGATCCGGATTAACGTAAAAGTCATCCGTGCCTTCATCCATACCACCCAAAGCGCCACGCAATTCAGCAGCACGTTTAGTGGCACGAGCGCGAGGATCTTCATCACGCATTGCAGACCTGAGTGGTTTGCGAAGATCCGGCGCTTGAGGGGCGTCATCAACCGCTGCAATTGCATCGAGCTCATCATCAATTTCAGACGGAGGTGCTTTGGGAGCAGCCATTTTACGGAACTTACTGGGCGCCCGCTTGCCTGTTATGCCTTCGTTCATTTAGCTAACTCCTTAATTTAATTTGCCTTCTCTTTGTAAGGCAACCATGTTTAGAGCGTATTCTTTCTCTGTCATGCCCAGTGACGCGGCAATGTCACGCTGCTCAGCTGTTAACCGAACGACGTTTGGTCGCGTTCCAGTACCGTTTCCGCTTCTGCTAACTGGCGCTGCGGGAGGAGAAGAGCGACGTTGCGTCGGTGTAGCGGCAGAAGAAAACGGATTATCCGTATCAACGGTTGAGGGTTGATTGCGAACTTTCAGCGTATCTTCAACATACCCAAAGTAATCATCCGAATCCGGCTGCAACCCATCGGCAACAGCCAGATTGTGAGCGGCAATCATTTTATTGAATAGCCGCTGGTCTGTTGCGTATTGAGGATTACGACGAACCCACGCGGCAGACCTCGGTGACAGAGTTGACGCCAAAGCCTCTACGGGATCGTTATGCACAGAAGGTTGCACTTGGGGCGTAGTGGCGCTTTTAATCTGCTGCTTCATGGCTTTCTTGCCATCTTTCAGCTGGCGCAGCTTGGCGGAATTGTCAGACATTGCAGCCTGGATCTCGGTCGCCTTGTCGTAGTCACCAATCGACATGGCTTCTTTGTATCGAGCCTTCAAAGCCTCACTATTGCCTTTTACGGACTTGATTGCGTTGCTAACCAAGTGAAGATTTGTCGTATCGACTTCGGTTTTGGCAACAGCGGCCTTCTGGGCGGATTCGTTTGCGCGTCTTTCCGCTTCTGCACGGGCTAGACGCTCTTGTTCAAGCTGAAACTTGAGCTCTTTGATGCCATCTTCTGGGAAAACAACATTTTTCTGATCTTTTTCAGCTTTTACGACTTGAATATCAGGCTCCGAATTATGTTTCGGAGCGTCATCAAGGATAATGTCCTTGTCTTCTGTTATATCGTTCATGATTTCACCTTTTACCAAACATTGTCAGGGTGTTGGATACGGCCACGGACGCTTGTATCGTCCAAAATGCGGCAAAGAATATTGTTCACCGTAATCGACCAGCCATCTGAAGGGCGAAACACGATCCAATCGTCAACATTTGCCTCGTTATTGGCAAACCATGAGTTTGTTTCGTCAACAAACGCCTGCGGTCCCATCTTTACGATCAACCCAACCTTGGATTGATAGCGATCTTCATCTGTTGTCTGATCGGAAAGATAAATTCCGCTCTTTGTCTTCTTGGGTCGAATGTAAACCGCGCACAAAATCTGATTATTGAAGATTTCAATGTGGCTAATGTCACCAATTTCATCCCTCAACTTTTTTTTAGGCTCGACTTCGTGTTCCATCTTCATAAATGGCATTGTATTCCCCTTGTTAAGATTGCTTTTGGACTTCATCAAACGCTTCTTCGATCAATTCTATGGACCGACGAAGACCAGCAACCCGCCCAACTAGCTGCCGATATTGTGCAAAGTCAGTTTCTCCAGAAGGCGCAAGGACTGTCTCAGTCAATCTTGCAATCTCTTCTTCAACCAACTTCTTAAACTCACGCTCTAACACGCTGTTAAATGTCAACATTTGTCACCTTTCCCCTCAGGTGGTGTCCCTCTCAATAATTTACTAGGGTGGCAAAGGTGAGAGGCCCATTGCCACCCTAGATTTAGTCGGACGAGCACCGAACCATCCGGCCAAATGCTTAATTCAGAGCGTTCTTTCCGTATTTTTCGACTTTCTCAAGCCGACCTTCACCGGAACCGGCGCCATATTTCATGCTCAAAGAAGCGCGACCGCCTGTCTTACGGCCCAAAGGAGGCATACCGGGAGGACCGCCAGCACCCATCGGGGGCATACCGGGAGGACCGCCGGCGCCCATAGGCGGCATACCTCCAGGAGGCATCATTGGAGGTGTGGGAGGAAGACCGGCAGGAGGCGGTGACGGAGGCATTGTCGGCCCACCCATTTTATCGGCAGGATGACTACGGCCAATATTGATGTGAATATCGGTTTTGCCCTTACCCATCTTCGTGCGACCGCCAGTCTTGCGGTTCATACGCATGGGCTTTCCGCCATCTTTCTTGCCAGTGCGAGCTTCCGGCTTCACCATCTTCTTGATGAGAGCTTTATCTTCTGCCACATCATCATGCTTCATGGCTTTTCCGCCCTTTTTCATGGGCGAAAACTTGCCGCGCATACCGCCTGGGGCAACATTCAAAGCTGTCTGTGGAACAGGATTAAGCGCACCGGCTGTGCCTGGGCCAGAAGACAGAATGTTGCTGGCAGCAATCACTCGCGGATCGGCGCCGCCCATAGGACCGCCATCCATTTTCTTGGTGCGGCCACCGG